TCCCGTGTTGAAAGTGGCAAGGCGAGTTAAATGGAACTTGAAGTATTGTACTGCTGAGTAAGTGTAGAGGATGCTGTCCAAAGTGTTACTAATCCGCAATCTCGGATTTGGGCTTGGCCTAAAAATGAGCTACTCTGGACCTTGATGCATTCAGGTGGGTATGCTTTTGCATGCCAAAAAGGGAAGCGCATAGGTTTGAAACTAATGATTCACCTGTGGGTTGGAACTAATGATTCCCCACGCGCGCACGCTCACTGGGCTTCGGTGCCGGTGAGGTACTCACCAACTGGACTTCCTAAAATTAACTGGAAGCTAGTAACATGCCTCGATTTACGCTATTAGTTATCGGGCTCCTCAGGGGGCTCGATTTTAAAATCGAGCGCTATTCGTCCGCGATGACGTTAAACTATTACCTCGGTGGCTCCGATAACAGCTGCCGGCCCAGTGGACCCCGCTGGCGCTGGCTCGTTCTAGGGGTTGGTGTGACCGGTATTATGCTCTCTAGCTTCCTTCGGGTTGTACTTCGGTTTAAAATTGAGTATACGATTTCTCTGAACTTGGGTTTACCAGGGTGTGGCTAGGATACGATGTGGGATCCTCCTAGTTGCTAACGTAGGCTACTCCCCTCACGCTTCGGCGGTGCGGTAGTCGAACGTGCCGTAGGTCGCTTCGGCGGGCGCGGTGGACAGACTGACAGGAGAAATTTTCCTATATAGGAACGGCGAAACAGTCGGCCCGCAAGGGTGTGCCTTCTCTGAAGAATGCGAGCGCCACCTCCGAAACTGGCAAACTTGATGCGGCTAAGACCCGTCCCTCTTCCGTTGCAGGCGGAAAGGGTAATACCATTACTGCACCCCAAGGTTGCTTAGGCCTTAAAACTAAGCGAGTCTACCGACGTGGCGGTTGGAAGACTGTTGAGATCCCTTCTGCCCCGGTTGCGCCCCGGTCTGGCGCACCACCCAAGCACAAGTGTCCTGAGGACGACTCTTGGTGCCCTTGCCTCGGTCCTTGCCCCTCTCTTCCTCGTGGGCGCCCAATCCTAAAGGGCGCTCGACCCACCGCCACTTGGGCTAAAGTGGCCATCTCCCAACCAAAGTCGGCTTGCGCTGACTGCGGTTCTCCCTTCTCTCCTCCCTCTGTGCGCGCCCTTAAGTGGGATAGCGCCAAATTTTGTTCTTCTCGTTGTGAGGAGAACAGCATCCCTGAGTCGTGGGCGGACGACTTGGAGGATGACGAGGATGATGAAGTTTTCCCCCCGCTTGCGGTAGCTGCGCCCAAGCGCCTCCCGGTTCCTGCGCCTGCCCCTCTCCCCACTCTCATGTGGACGGAGTCGGAAGGCATTTCTCTTTGGCGGCCCGCCACTAAGGGCATCATCCCGGCGCCTGCTGCCGTAAATGAGGAGCCAGCCGCTGCTTTGGCACCAGCACTCAACGCGTCTTTCGACGAGTTGCTCAGCTTTGCGCTGGGCCACGTCGACGAGGGACGTACCCCTGACGACGAGGATTGCAATCCTTGCGTCAAGTGTGGCGCCTGTGAGCAGCCACCCCTGCTCGACGAGAAATCGTTGTGTGGGGAATGTTTAGACTCGATTTACGAGTCTTACGAACCTCCTCAGCATGAGGTTAAAGTGCCGACCTCTCCAGTGCGCAGCCCCGATTTTTCGTGGGCGCGCCACGAGAATTTCTTCCCCCCTCCCCCTGCTGCAGTTCAGGTTTCAACTGCTTCGAACGTGAGTGAGCGCGTTCCTCTGCCCTCATCTGCGCCTGTCAAGGCTGCATTGAAGGTGAAGAAACTGCGATCTTCACGTAAGAAGACGGTTTCCTTCGCTCCCCTCCCCTCTCCCAATGAGTGCACTGCACTCATCATCCATCCACTGCGCTTCGCGAAGCCGGCCCACAAGCCTGTTTACGTCCAGAAGCACCTTCGTGTGTGGACTTTGAACAAGGATGGTTCACGTGCTGATAGCACTGTCTATCCTGTTCGATTTCTTTGGGCCTTCGGGAAGCTGAAGTGCCACATTCTCTTCCCTGAGAATGCGCACCGGGCCACGATTCTTGCTGGTCCGGTTGGCGTTTGCTCCTCTGAGGAGTCACGCCTCGGGATGTTGATGCGTCGGGCGGCTAGCATCACTTCTCCCTTCCTTCCTGGCCCGGGTCAAAGCCAGAGTATGGGTTCAGAACCTGTATTCTCAATTCGACCGGTCGGGAAGTGCATTGTCCGACGTCGCAGGGCGCATGCACCACGGCTACCCAGCCACCACAAGCCTAGATACCCATCAGCATATGATGAAGATCTAAGCGCTTGGGTCGTTGATCCGTGGCCAATTGTTATGTGCCCAACAGACAATCCTGCTGCCCCCCCACCCCTCATTCTACCTACGCCTCCTTTGCCTAAAGATGAACCTCGGTTCATGCCTGGTGGCTGGGAGCGCGTCTGCAAACGGGAACGTCGCCCGTCTAGGTCCTATTTTCCTAAATTTGCACCACCACTTCCTGCAGTTGAAATGGTCGCGCACAAGCCTAAGCCAAAGGCTAAAAAGGCTAAAATCGAGTGTCCCCCTTCTCCTCCTCGCTGCCACAGATCCCGCTCACCTCCAAAGGCTAAGCGACCTGATGCGCGCGTTGGCGGTGTCTGGTGCCCGCACCCAGTTTATACCCCTTTTATCTCCGATGGTAAAGGTTTAGAACGTCTCGCTCACGTTATACGAGCCATTTGCTCTGGAACGCTACGCCATTCACGGCATCGTGCCACCACCCGCTCTCCTTCTCCTATTCTCCGCTCGACTATTAAGTCTTGTATGGATGATTTACTTTCTCGTTTCGATCCGGCATTAGCTGCAGCATTATTCGCTGATCTCACTAAAGTGAGAGGCGTCACTGCGCTGGCACATAACCGGGCTATGCATGCAGGTAACGGCAACATCGACGGTATTGAGAGCACCCTTGTTTCCAGTAACTACCAAATCGCTGGTGAGGTGACTACCTCTGCTAAAGAGCACCTAGCCGGCGCAATCCCCGTTCTTACTGAATCTTTGTTCAGCATTTCTAATGGGACGCCAGCTCGCATTAATGTTGACTCTTTTGATGATACAATGCTACGCCACCGCTTTGGTCTTTCTGGACACACTACCGATCACCAGACTCTCACGCCCCTCGTTGGGTGCATGACAGCTCCGAATCGGTATTTGCGCTCGTTTCCTCTCGGTTCAGGCAGATTGCCTATTGACGCGCACTCTGATACTGTCGTTCGTATTCTAGCGAGCGCGCGCAACTCAATCCGTTCTGTAGTTGAACGCATGCCCACTCGTAAGAATGCTGAACTAGGTGGGCCTACTGAACTAAAAAGTAGTGCCGTCAGTGCCTACTGGATGCATGACCCAGAGATTGAGGCCCTAAAGCGCGCGGACGCTGCTCTCATTAACCGTTTTGCCGGCACTCGGGGTAACAGAGTTATCCTCGGTTGGGAGGCGCAACACCTCAACCGTGCAGGTGCCTTCAGAACCATGGCCCTTGCCGACTCAGAGGGTGGATCTTACTATAGGTTCATGGCGCGTTTGTGGACCTACTTTGCTCTCGATTGCATTTCTACAGCCTCCGAGACTACTTGGGGACCCAACAATTCTAAACGTTGGACCCTTACTAACGCTATCCTTCCGGCAGATCTCGCTTATAACCCTAATGGGCAGCGGGTCTCCCAGCGTATTTCTCTTATTCCTATTGGTGCTCGGTTGAATCTTGGCGCTCCAGGCGCAGTGAATGTTAATCCAGAAGAACTTCTTATGGGTGAAAATTACTACCCTGATGCTATCGCCGAATTGTCTGCTGGTCAGGCTCATTTCCTTGACGTTGAAAACATGAGTGATGAAGAGATCCAACTTGCCATAGTGTGCCTTACCGCTAAGGATGAGCAATTCCGCGTTTCTTGGCACCACACTGCAACCGACGTTCGCTATGAAGCTTTAGTCGACAGATGGCATGAGGCGCCAGACAACGTGCCTAATAAGATCTACTTACATTATGGTGCACGCCCTTGTCCGACACAGGCTGCTGCTGAAACTCTCCTTTTAGGTAGAGCTGCAATCAGAACTGATCCTGGCCTCCCAGCCCTTTCCCCATGGGGTAAGTACTACACCAGAGGCCTAGTCGGGCGTCTCATTACTCACTTTATTCGCAAGCACCACTGTGCTGCTGATGCATGGAATGCCTTTGATGCTGTTATATACCGCTTTGGAGGTTACTCTGCACTAGACCTTCCTTCTACTAGAGCTAATGCTAACGGCGTACCGCTTTCTGCATTCGGCGAGCGTGGTTTTAAATTTCCACCTGATGTTACTATCACTGGATATTTTGATACTTTTAGATACCCCATGTCAATGGAATCTGACGCTCCCGATGTATTGAAAGTTCTTAATGGTACTTCGAGTGCCCTATGTTGGACGGGCTTTTACGCTTGTCACGCCCTAGCTTCGTCTTTAGCGTGGCCAGCTTATGCCTTTTCCATGCGCCAAGAAGAATGGCAATACCTAGCTAATCCTTTACCTGCAGCCAATGAATATCTTAAAAATCATGTTTCTGCCTTTACAAAAACTTTATATTCTACTGAGCTGAACCCTTGGACGGCTATGGTTGCCAAATCTTGTGCCTTTATGTACTCATTTTCCCCGTGCTCTTTCACTTTGATGACTACTGCACAACTTGTAGAACCTCTTTTCCTTGATAATTGCGTTCCATGGCTTGCAAATCCATACCACTCTATGTGGATGGTTAAGTACATCCCTAACTTCATGGTACTGCCTGGTGAAAATGAAGTACCTTCGTGGCCAGATAATCAACCTAAGCCAGTTTTCTCAGCTTCGGAATCATCTCAGCCACGCGTGCGTTTAGCTCGAAACCTGCATTTATTTACAGGACGTGCCTTCGTACAAGATGGAGGTATGATGGCGAATGCCCAATTTTACGCAGCAGCACCACACGCAAGGGGAACGTTTAGAAGCGACCCTGGCGAGGTAGCTGGCGTTCCGCTTTCTATTGGCGTCTGGAACTCTCCTTTTGAGTATGAGTGGCCGACTAACCCAGTTGAATTTGCACCTGTTTATTTAGGTGCGGCTGGAACACTTTTTGGCAACGCTCTGTTACCAGGTTCACTACAATCTTATTCTGTTAGAGCCAATCGTATCCGAGCTATTGGCGTTCGTATTAACCAGGCTAACTGGACTTCCGCTGACGCGTTCACCGATATGACACTTGAGAAGCGCCAGGCAGGTGTGGCCATTAGGTATGTCATGCCAGCGCCTTTCAAAGTGGAGCTACCGCCAGTTAACCAGTATACTACTCTCATTTTTACCGATGTAGACACCGGTTACTACCGTAATATGAGTATTGTACAGGGCGCCGCTACCGCTTCTCTTTCGTTAGAAACACCCTCTACTTACACTGCCACAACAGCTGGCTTTGCCGCTGAGTTGGCTAACCACAACGCGCCCAACATTCTCCCGTCTGCGCTCGCTAACCACAATTCTCCACACGCCCCAGCTCCGGATGGCTCTTTAGCTCAGCACTTGCAATCTAGTACTGCCGCTAGGCGACCAGCCGCTCCTATTGTGCGCCCCAGTAGACCATCCCCGAGAGCTAGTGCACGGCAGGCGCCAGTTTATACTGCACCTGGCGAATGGATGGCTGTTGCTAAGCGCACAGCAAAGGAAGTTAAACAGTTCAACAACAAGCGTGCTGAAGCGGCTGCCGCTCGTAAGCTACAAATTGAAGCTGACAGCGCCGCGGCCGTTGCAGCCAGCTCGAAGAACACTGTCGAGGAGGTAGCCGTTTCAAAGCCTTTAATTGCCCCAGCTGCTACTACTTTAGTACCTGCTACACGGCCACTAACTAGGTTAGTGCCAGGCCAGAAGCGTGCCTCTATTAGGTCTGGAGCTTCGATTGGTAGGCCAGGTGTCGCGGCTACTTATACGCCTAAAAACCCGACTAACCTAAGCCAGTTAGCGCCTAAGATGGCGGCTGCTATGGCTCCGCCCCCAGTTAAGTCGTCGCCCGGCGCTTGGAAAGTCTTACCGCCCAAGGTAAGTTCGTTCCCGAGTGCCAAGAAGATGTATGTCGCAAGCGAAACCGCAGCACTGCAAATGAAGGCTAAAGCGTCTCAGCTGCAAGATGATGTTAATGCTTACCACATGGCTATCGTTGATGCAGCTGACAAATGGGATAACTCATATAACGAGGCTCTCACTGAAGTTGCCCTTCCTGCACGCGGTGAAATACTCTCTAACCCTAACAGAGTTATCGCCACGCCAATCGTCGCGGCTGACGAGGTTAACGACGGCGCTGCGATTGAAGTCCAAGCTAAATGGGCTCCTGATCCTAGTGTTACTACTCCTGTAGTTGACGGCGTTATATTGAAGGGGCGTGACGCTAAAGTTGGCGTTCTACCCGTTAGCTCGGGTAGTGGCCATGTTACAGCCACTGCTGCAGATGACTGGCAAGATTTTGACGCGGCCGGCTTAGACGTTGATGGAGTTGACCCGCCGCCTTTAAACTAGTATGGAAGTCTGGAGGTTACCCTGGCGCACTCCAGCGCTTCCTTTACTTATCTGATCTTTTGTACTCCCCAGAATTAATCTTCTGGTTTAAAAGATCTATTTCCTTTGCTCAATATTTTAAAGAACGCGGGGACCATGTTCACATGGTTAACGCGTTGCATAGATTAATGAAACCCCTTGGTTTTATTAAATTGAGCGATAGGAATCCGCGCCCCAATTTTGTACCTAATTTCACTCGCATGGTGACTCATTTTAATTTAAACGACGCGCCTCTTGATCCGTGCGACGCATTGATCCGGTACATTTTACTGTCTCCTGCGCCTAGCGAAATATGGCAACTGGCCCCTGCTATTTTATTTTGGAATGATATTTTACTACCCTTCAAGGAGAGCCTCCAATTCACGATGGCACCAGCACCCGTTAACTGCACCTCGTCTATATGTGAGCGTATCCTATCTCGTTATCCTACAGTTGAAGGGCGTGCCGGTGGCAAAACCAATTTACATTTACCTGATTTACCATTTCACCCAGTTGTCAGCCCTCTTGGACGTATCACAATCTCTATGATCGTCAGCGGTGACGATAATGATTGGGAAGAAACTGCAGCGGTTGCTCTGATTTTAGCTGACCAATTTTCAGAATTGATGGGCTCTATGTTTATACCATTTTTGCATAATCATAAGCATTTTCTTTCGCTACCTCTCCTCCAATACGTTAAATTCTTAAAAGCTGTGCATACAGGCATTCGTGTCACAAGAACTTTTGTTACTTCCGATTCCGGTGAAATTCATCTCACACGTGATCAGTCCAGGCTGCTATATGGGATTGATTGCATCACAGGACGTTCAGAGCATCTTAAACATGACATTATCGATGAGATGCGCATGCGTTTAGAAGATCCAAGCATTAGATGTCTCCCTACCATCGCTAAATCAGGTCTCGCCTGGTCTAGTCACGCTGCTTACCGCCACGTTGTTCAAGTCTGCTGTGATGAAGCAATTGATTCGGCTCTCTCTGACAAAGTAGACCCTATCTCATTTGAAGATTGGTACGCTCAACGTATGCATTGGGCAGCTAGCGGAGGTGCCCCTGGTGCTAAAGTCGTATGGGATGTTAATGCACCAGCTGAGAGGATGAACAAACGCGGTGCGCTACTAATTATACCCGAGTCGCATATACGAGAGATTCTTAAAGTTAGCTGTGGTGCTGTACTCTGGTCAAAAGCTTCTCTTAAATATGAGAATGGTAAGATACGAGCTATATGGAATACGAGTGTCGAGCACTACGTTATACAGGCATACATCCTTGATATGTTCGAGAAAGCTCTTGCTCCTAACACCTGGGATACTTCGGCTAATAACCTTGAAGCTAAGTTTACTGGTGATATAAGAAGGTTAGTCAATCTCAAATTCAATACTGGTGTTATGTGGGATTTTTCT